GCCCCTACTTTGCCGAACAGCGCCTCCGGCACATCCAGTTGCCGAGTCTTCTGCCGGTTGGAATAGGTGACATATCCCGCCTCGAACCACGCCGAACTCCCGGGTATCCGCGTGATGGCTTCAGCGATGCCGCCACCGGTACAGGACTCGGCAGTGGTGACGTGGGCATTGAGCACCTGTAAACGTCGACCCAGTTCAGCGGCAAGTGGGGTGATTTCTTTCACGGTCGTCTCCTGGAGTGGGCGGGCGTTTGCCTACCCTACAGGAGCCCATCAGCCATGCAAGTTGCAGCATGCCTCAAGACACTAACGCACGATGGCCCGCACATACGCCTGACAGGCACGCAAGGCGATCACGGCGTTATCACCGTCGTCGGTGATGGCGATAATTCGCTGAGCATGCGCCGGGTCAAGTCGGGCTCGCGGGGCTGCATGAACCACGCCGCCGGTGGTGGTGGGGGCTGGCATTGCGCAGCCACTGGCGCAGTCACTGGTGTCGAGAAGGACTGACAACCGCACATCAGCAGTGGCCAGGCGATCGCGCAGAGCGGCCTGATTACGTTGTGCATCGCTCAACTCCCGGGCATGTTGCTGGTCGCTGGCGCTGAGTTGTTGCTCAAGCGCCCGCCGTTGGTCCTGCTGCGCCTGTTGCTGGCGCAAGGCTAGCTGGTTTTGCTGGCTGAGCGCCTGCGCCTGGGCCGCCGATTGCGCCTCAAGCTGCGCGCCATAGCGCCAGGTTTGCACCTGCCACACGAACGCGCTCAGCAGGCATACGCCGATCAGGCGCCAGGCCGCTAGGAAACGCATAGCACCGCCTTCGCGCGCGCCCACAATCGCAAACGGTCCTCCAGGCCGTTGAGACCGCCGTTGATGCGCCGCGTGATGGTGCTGAACTGGTCGTTGTCCGCGAGTTCGTTCAGGCCGTTGCTGTGCCAGAACCAGGCGGCGGATTCGGCGGCCCATTGCGGTTGTTCCAGCAGTTGCGGTTGCAGCAGCAGGCGCTCGTCGCCAAACAGCGCTTGGCTACAGATTAAATAGTTGCGACGCCCGGTGATCTGAATCAGCCCCCTGCCCCGGTACTTCTGGCCGTCGCCATCCGCTTCGGGGGTGTTGCCTAAGCGAGCGGCCAGAGTGCCGGTATCGTATTTGCTCAGGTATTGATCGCTGCCAAGTTCGCGGACATAGCGCAACTCGCCGGATTCGTGGCCGATCTGGGCGAGGCAAGCGGCGAGGCGTTTGGGAGTATTGATCGCGTACCGAGCGAATGCGGTATTTAACGAGGATAGAAAAATGCCCGCGCTAAGGCGGGCACCCGGCATGACGTAAAGCAACTGGGGCAGTGTTATCAGCATGAGTCCTACTCCGTAAAAGGCATTACGCCGACAACCCGCCGGCCGTGACCGAACTGCGATAGCCCGTCACCGGGTCGCCTACGTGCGTCACCTTGGTAATCGACCAGCGTCCCTGCATGTAGGCAGGCCAGGTGTCATCCAGCAGCAGCAACCCTTCGGCCGCCAACAGCGGGTTCCCCGGACAATCGATCAGCAACTTGAGGTCTTCACGCCCCACGCGGCGCAACTCCCCCTCAGCCACCGCCCGCGCCTCGGCTTCGTTCTGGCAGCGCTGGCGCAAAGTTTTGAACGGCGCAATCCCGACCTGAACCACGCGCTGCCTGCACGCGGCGGCATCCCACCAGGTGACGCGGCTGCCCTGGTATTTGGAGCGCGACGTTTCGTCGAGCTTGGCGGTGATGAATGCTTGATTGCCGGGGCGATTGTCCTGAGTGACCGACAGTTTCACGTCCGGCAGTTGCTGGCCGGAGAGAGACATGACCTGCCCGGCCTCGGCGAGCACGTACAGTTTGTTGATCGGTTTGGTGACGGCGCCATAGCGTTTGGCCAGGCGGGTGATGAACGCCATGTCGCTTTCATTGGATTGGTCGATGTGAGCAATCGCAATGCCTTCCAGCGTCGGCGCCACCCGCGGTGAATAGCCGTGGCGGCTGACCAGTTGGCGAAACAGCGCGCCCAGGGTGATCGGTCCATAACTGGCGGAGCGACGCTGGCGGTAACCACTGGCATCGCCCACGCTGAAGGGCGCTGCGGTGGCGACGAGCATCAGGCGCATGGGAAACAGCACCGGCGTGCGCTGGGTGATGGCAAACTCGCCTTTTTCCACCAAGCCGGACTCCTTATAACCGACGCGCAAACCGATCTTGCCACTCAGGCTCGGCAGGCCCTCCAGACCCTCGATGTTGATCGTCAGTTCAAGGCGATCGGACTCAATGCCCGCCGCATCGGTGTGGCTCCAGTGCATCAGACGTTGGTTGAGCAGCGCCGCGTTGGCGCCATAGAACTCCACAATGGGCGTAAATCCCTGAGCCATGTAGCCTCCTTCTTAATCCCAGGCCGAAACGAGGCGCAGCGCAGCCGGCCGCGAAGCCATTTCGGGCACGATCACCCACACGCCAGCCGGCAGCACCGGGCCGTATTCGGCAAGCGTGGGGTTCAAGCGCCAGAGGGTTTCTTCCGCGGCATCATCGCAACGTCCCAGTTCGCGGTAGAGCAGCAGGTTGACTGAATCACCGGCAATACTTCGCACTCTACGCATTGACGAATTCCTCCAGTTCAAGGGTCCAGGTCATGAGCATGGCGGTGCCGTCATCGATCACGTTGCTTTGGGTTTCCATCACCGAATTGATCCGCCACAAGCCCCAGTTGCGGCCGATACCATCCACCAGCGGCAGCGGCACGCATTGATTTTGCAAGGCGCGCAGCTCGTCCAAGCGTTGCATCCCCACGCCGTACATCACCGTGCCGCCGAAGGTGAGCTTTTCCAGTTTCTGGCCGTTCTGCCGCGACTGCGATTTGCTCGCGATAATCGTCAGGTCAGCCCAGCCGCCGTCGCTGTTACGGGTCAGCGAGGAATAGGCAAACCCACGGGCGAGCCCAAAAATGAAATCGCCCAACACCATCTGTTGTCGCATCAATCACCTCCTGGATCGGCCAGTGCCGCGTTGCGCCGGAGCCCGAGGGTGTCGGAGAGCATCGGCATGCATTGGAATTGCAGGGCCTGGATCACTTGGTTGACCACCTGCTGGGCATCGGCGGGGTTGACGCCGGTGATCTGGATGCTGGGGGCAAGGGTGACTTGCACGTTGTCCGAGCGCGCGCTGTTGAGCTCCTTGCTCACGGCGTTGGGTGCGGGCAGGCGGTCACCGGGGCTGAACAGTTTGTCCCCGAGCCAAGCGCCCGCCTCACTGCCGAGCAAGCCGCCGATTGCGCCGCCTACAGCCGTGCCGATGCCCGGGAAAACCAGGGTGCCGATGGCCGCACCAGCGGAGGCGCCGGCCCAGGCGCCACCGGCTGTAGACAGGCCCGTGGCGACTGTTTTCGCGTCGCCATCGCGTATGCCCTGGATCACATTGATGGCCGTGTCGGCATACTTTAACGGGCCAAGGCCACGGGGGACGGGCAACGCCCGCCACAGCGTCGACTTGCCGGTTTTCTTACCGGAAGTCTTTTTCCCGCCAGTACGGTCATAGCCAGGCGGCAAGATGATGCTCGGGGTGGTGGCGCCACGAAGAGATTCGCCGCGGCAGCAGCAGTCCTTGTCCTTGTCTTTGTCGTCTTTGAGCCACTTGCCGGCTTTGGGAAATTTTTGCGCCAGTGCATCGATGGCCTTGCCCGAGACCCTGCTCTTGACCGTATCCCACAAACTTGAGCCCACATCCTTGGCAATGGTCTTCGCCGCATCGGCCCCGAACTGTAGGCCTTTGTCGACCCAGGAGTTGGCTGCCGGCGGCGGCTCTTTGGGCTGACTGTTCTGCGGCTGCGAGGCGGTATCGACCGTCCTGAGCGCCAGTGAATCGCTGGTAATGAATAACGTGCTGTTGAGCGTTTCCAACGTCTCGCGCAGACGCACTTGCTCCAGGGTCAAGGCGTTGATATCCAGGCTCACCGTGACCAGCGCCAGGCCGAGTTCCGACGATGGCTGCGGTTCGGCATCCAGGCTGGAAGGCCCGACAAAACTTTCGGGAAGGGGGGTCAGCACCCTGTTGAGCGTCGCATCGTTGGACAGGGCCGCAAAGGTCATCCAGCGCTTGTCTTCTTCGGCGAGCCTGATCTCGTATTGAGTCTCTTGCATCCCGCTCTACTCCTGTTTGACGCCAAGGCGATTGATCGCGATGTCGTAGCGGCGCAGTGCTTTTCCGGCGTCCCAGTCGAGGATTTCCGCTTCATTGACCGAGTAAATCAGCGGCACCACGTCGAGAATCACTTCGATGTCGCGCTCCGAAAGAAGTCCGCCGGTTTGTTTAAAAAATCATCGATGCGCTCCTGCAACTCCGTCCAGTCAGGCACGGTCAGGCCAGCCAGGTCGGGAATCATCAGGCCGGTGCAGTGGGCGGTGATGAACTCGGCGCGTTCTTTATTAGTGGCGAGCTTTTTCATCACTTTGGTGGCGCGCAGGGCGGGCATTTCCAGGGGCAATGCGCTGAAGGTGCGGCCGGCGGCCTCCAGGGGCAGCAACAATTGAACGGGCTCGTCGAAGGTCGGCGCTTCAAGCGGGTCCAGGAAGAACCACGCCGGGCGAGTCGACATTTCGTGTACGTACTGGGCGATGCTCACGTAGTCCGGGCGCTTGAGTTGGTCGAGCTCTTTTTCCGACAGGCCGGTGGCGAGTTTCGCCAGTTCGAAAAACTGGTCGTCCTCATCATCACCGGCCCGGGCCAGCGCGTCTTTTTGCGCGGCGTAGAACAACGGTTTGAGTTGAACCTGCTGGATCGTCGCGCCGGAGTCGGCGGTGATCGGGGACAGCAGGAGGTGCAGCGGCGGCATCCAGGCCATGGGGCAATTCCTTGGTCAAGTGGGGGGGCGAGCGAGCCCGCCCCCGAGGGCTTACGGCATCAACACCGCACGGCGGGCGTCGCCCAGAATGTCGACGCCGTTGAGGACGAACTTCTGGGTACGCACGTCGATGTCGATCACCGAGATGCCGTTTTCCAGGCGGTTATAGGTGCGGCAGGACAGCTCCAGCGTGGTGGTGGCCTTCTCGCCCATCTTCAGCTTTGCCTCCTCCAGGGATTTGAGCTTGCCGCCCACGGTGTGGTAGGTGAAGTAGGTCTTGCCGTCCTGGTCCTGGCCGGCTTCACGCACGTTCAGCAGAATGTCGTCCCCCATCCGCACGCCCAGGGCCAGCATGATTTCCGGGCCGGCGCCTTGCAGGATCAGCTTGGCATTGAGCACTTTGCCGCTCTTGGCCATTTCCTCGGCAATGAAGCGCCCACCGGACATGGGCTCCATGTCGAACTCGATCTTCGGCGGGGTGAATTCTTCCACGGTCGCGGACAGCGGCAGGCCTTGGAGGGTGGCCGCAATA